TGGTCACGAAGGCATTCGTGCTCATGTTGTAGATATAGCCCGCAGTGCCGTCCACGATCAGGATTTGCGTGCCGTTCTCCGACATGCAGACATTGCCGGAGGTCGTGGAGAGCGTGCCGCGGTTGGTCGCCACACCCGCATTGTTTACCTCGTACAGCGTGCCGCGATGCACGAAAAACACATAATCCGAGGTCGGCGGCCAGATAACCCCGCGCACTTTGGTATCGCCAAAGTTCACGAACGGCGCACCGAGCCCCGGCGTCAGATAAGCGACAACCACCGTGCGGTCCGGTTCGCTCTGCCGCTCGAAATACAGATTCACCCGCCGCTGTGCAGTAGCGACACGGCTTTTCTGCTCGATACCGAGCCCGAACATGGGGATAGGCTCAATTCCGGCCATCACCACCGCCTTGATGCAGAGCCGGTGCGCGAGGTGCGCAGATCCGGCTGAAACGAAACGGAAGCATTATCGCGGTCCCAATCAAGCCAGTCGTCCAAAGCCTCCTTCGCTTCCGGCTTGAGCCATGACAGTTCTTCGATGGCCCCTTGTGACGGGGCGAGCAAAGCGGCCAGGTTCTTGTACAACATGACGCTGGCCTCGATCGGAAAATCCGGGTTGTCGGTCGCCAGGTCAAAGTCCTGAATCGGCCGCTCGTAGCTGAATCGCAGGGTCCGGGTTACAAGATCGCATGTCGGCCATGTCCAGAGCTTGCCGGAGGTCAAATAGGGCTGATACGCGACATCGATTACCTGCCCCTGCTGCATCTTTGAGGTCAACTGCTGGTACTCGTTTGAACCAACCAGATTTACCGGAAAGTCATTGGCCTGGGTGCCGGTCTGCTGCCGCAGGTACACGGTCCCGTCAATAATGCGCATCGGACGAACAAGGCGATTGGTGTAGGCGTAGACCGTGTTTCCAGACGCCACAGCGCCCGTCAGAACGGCAGTCAAGGTCACGGTAGACCCGGAAGGCGCACCGTTCACCGTCGTCCATTGAAAATCGCCGGAATCGAGCACCACGCCGATGCGGTCGCCCGAGGCAATCCCGGCGATGCTGTCCACCGTGATCGCTGAAGCGCCGGCCACCGCCGCTGCCGTGGTCGTGGTCATCGCCAGATCCGCAGGGTCGGCCCATTCCGCATCTGTTGACGCGCTTCCAAGGCTGTACGACTGTTGGCCCAAAACCATGAACAGCACGGCATCCTGCACGCACCACAGGTGATTTCCCTTTTGCATGATCGTCTTCACGAACATGTTCAGCTTGCGGGCAGCGTCCGTGGTCTGCTGCGCGTTCGGCGTTTCGCCCTCCTCCAAAACCCCTATCTCTTGATAGGCGTCACGGATGATGTCATCGCGCGAGACTGAAAAATCATAGGAGCCACTAGAGGCCATTTACAAATCTCCCGGCTGCACTTCGTTGTCCGTCACGAACACAGGTTCGGCATAGCGCGCGTCGAGCACGTTTTGCTTGTCGGCGCGCGGCTGCACCATGTCGAGCGGTTGGCGTTCCTCGTAGTCCTCACGGCAGACCATTGCACCGTCCCACCGCTTGAGCGTTTCGCTGCGGCGCTTCTTGAAGCCACATACATCGCAATTCAAAAAATAGTCCCCAGGGATGTAAACGCCTTCTTTCGTGCTCATTTCTGTCCTTTGTTTGCAGGCATCCGGCCGGCGCGGTTATGCGTTGATTGCCGGTACTAGAACGTCCTCAACTGTAAGCATCATGGTTTCGTACTCAGGGAAACTTGCATTCCGGCATTGCAACGTGCCGCCGGTTGTCTTTGCCTGCACATCGAAGGCATATCGCTGGCCGGGGTTCACCGACACCACTGCGCGCCCGCAGAACGATATTTGCCCGCTGCCCGTCGAAATTTGAGTAAACGCGCCCAGATACCCGATGATCGACCCGTTCAAGGCACGGAAGAAGCTGACCGCCGCTGCGTTGGTATTCGAGAATGCTCCGGTCAGCGTCAACATCACCTTGTTTGATCGCGGGATGAATCGCACATTCGTGACGCCGAAATTGACGTATGAAGCCGATGTGGTGGAAACATCCAACGCAGTAGTCCCGTAAGCCTTCGGCTGCGGTATCCGGTTGCTCTGCGCCATGCTGTTGCCGTTGTTTCCGGCCGGCACCAGCGTAGTCCCCACCAGTGCCATGTTTCGGGCGATACCCGGTGCCCACATGATGTAGCCGGCATACGTCCCGGCGTTGTCGAAGGCCGTCCAGAAGCAGCACCAGCGCCCCGTTACGGCATCCTGAATCGGGAACAGGTCCGCGACCTGATCCACCTCATAAGGATGGCTGCGGTCGATGATCGGATAGCTGTTGTTGTCGATCGTCCATGTCGTGATGTCGCTCGTGCTGCACGTCGCCCGATACCCGTAGGTCGGCAGGCTTCCCGACGTACCGGCGTGGTAGTACATGACGTACTTCGTGCCCTCTTTGAACAGGGCCGGTCCGCCAGGGGTCGCGGTTGTGTTGCCGGCATTCGGCCGCAGTGACGTACACGGAAACTGGCTTACTGAAATGGCGCTGGTCGGGCTGGTCATCGTGCCAAGCCCGGTCTGCCAGCTATTCGCAGCCGTCGAGCACTCGAACGCGATGATGTAGCTGCTGCCGTCCTTCAGGATTGACGTGTTGCCCCACAACGTCCCACCGGAAGGGAGCGCCCAAGTGGTCCCGGATACCGTCACCGTTCCCGGCGCGGCCAAGGTGCTGGTGGCGTGGTGCAAAAGCGAGTTGTCCGACGAATCGACAAAGTAAATGTTGATCGTCGTACCCTCGATATAGATCGAGGAGTGATAAGCGCCGTTGGTGTACCCGCCATACGTCCCGCCGAGGACGGGATTCGCGTTCTTCGTCCAAGGGCCATTCAGGGTTGTCGCGGTGGCATAGCCAATCCGGGGGCTGGAAGTCCCTCCGGTGTAGTACATGTGATACGCACCGTTGTAGTACCAGACGTTCGGCTCTTGCAGCGCCGTGCCTTCCCATCCCAAGGTCGGAGAAAGCGCGACATTCTTGCGGCTCGGGTTGTCGGGGAATTCTAAATCTTTCAGGAGTGTGGACCATTCCAGCGGATTGGGCGAACTCCCCGCCAACCCGACGATGTTGCCGGAGGCGTCGCGGGTATACGACGCCACATCCGCTGTCACCCCACTCCCTACCGATATACCGCTCATGCAACCCCCCACGCGCCGAACATCAGCGCAATGAAATAACTGATGCCCGCGCCACCCATGCGCCGGGCTTGTGATATGCCGACATCCGGGCTGATGCCAGTGCCGATGCTGATGCCGCCGCCACCGCTCGACGGCTCGGGCGCGCTATCCATTGCGAACAGGCCCACCACCGCAGCGCGCCATCCAACATCCGGCGTGGCGTTCGGCCACGGCGTGTTGATCCCGGGCGTGTAGCCCTGCACGGATTTGCGCTTGGCTGCGGTCCAGGCCATCAGATCGCCCCCAGTTCACGCAGGCGGTTCATGTAGGCTTCGCGCTTGGGAGAGCCTTCTGGCGCCGCTTCGGCTGCGGTCCGCCATTCCTCGACCAGCGCCGCCTCGTCGGCCACCGCGCGCCGGTCGGTGCGCTTGAGCAGGCTGTCTACCTGTCCGCGCACGATCCCCGCGCCGCTTTCGAGCGCGTCAACCGACTGCTGTAGCCGGCGCAGTTGCCAGAAGCACGCGCCGAAGCCCGCGATCTGCAGGCCGAGCAATATCAGGGTCAAGGCATCAGGCATATTTGGCCTTTGTGAACACGTTCGCCGCGTCGGCGATCGCCGCCGTCAGGATCACGCTGCCGGCGCTGTTGTAAATCTTGTCCGTGCCGCCGCCGGAGTCGGTTTCGCGCTTGTTGCGGATCGCCATGTAGGTCAGCATTTCAGCCTGGTCCGCCGTCGGCGTCGCGCCCGGATCGCCGGTCAGTTCCGACATGGTTCGCCCACCCACCGCGGCTGCAATCTCGGCTGTCGCAGTTGCCGCCAGGGCCGCTGCATCGATGGCGTCGGCCGCGAACTTCGCCGCCGTGATGGCGCCGGTTGCAATGCCTGCCGCCGTGAGCCAGTTCGCCGGGATCGTCGGCAGGTTCGTTAGGTTCGTCACCGTCCCGGAGGCCACAATCACGCTTGCGCCAATGTCCCGCGCCGTCTGCGCCGTACCTGAACCGCTCGGGCCAAGTTTCACGGTATTGGCGTCCGCCAGTCCCGCCGCGTCCACCACCAGCGTGCGCCCCGCCGTTGTGGGCTTGAGCGCGCTGTTCTTGCGGATCGTGAACCGTCCCACCACCGAACCCGTCACGCTCACGCTGTCCACCGTGCCGGTCGTAATCACGATGTCGAAGAAAGAGCCGGCAGAGTAGAACGTCCCATCCGCGCTGGTATCGATGGTGAAATGGTTCATCCCGGTCACGCTGTCAAAGTCGGCGATCAGCGTCACGCCGGTCGTGCTCTGTGTTGTCGAATTGTCCTTGTAGACACTCAGCGCCGGGGTGCCGCCGAGCGTGAACGTCGCGCCGGTACCTGGCCGGTAGGTTGTGAACTTGCCGTAGATGACGGTGCTTAGGTCGAAGTCACCAAGATGCATTTATGCCCCCGCCCATACTGGTTGCGCCCGACGCCCCGATATGGGGTTGAAAAGCACGCCGGCCGCAGCCGCCGTCACCAACCGGCGCGACACCCGGCGATGCGGTCGAATCACGCGAGGATGGGCAGCCTGGGCAATCGTGCCGGTCAACGTCGCGGACTTGGTGTTGATGTACTCAGGCTCCGGCGAAACCCTGCCGACCAGCGGCCAATAGGCGATCAGCTTGTCAGGCATCACCATCAACGGACTCAAGCCTTTGTGCAGGGCCGCGAACCCTGCCGCCGTGATGTCGTCGGTCCATATCGCAAACTCGGATATTTCCCCGCCGAATTGCGCTACGGTTGTTGGCGGAGCCGTTGTTTGCCCGCCAATCACGTCATCAAAGGATGCGGTCGCCAGCGTCCACGTCGCCGCGCCGAATGTAACTGCGGTCGGACCGGCATCCACCGCGCCATTCAGGTACACCGTGATGGTGTCGCCGCCGATGTCGATCATTCCGCCAGCGGTGTACTGCGTGTTCAAGGCCAGCGTCGTCGCGCCGTTCACGTTTTGCAGAGCGTCCGCAGACTGACTGCGCGCACCAACCCGCAACTTGCCGTTACCCACGCTGGTATTGGCGTCAATCGAGCAAATCAAGCCAGCCGACAGGCCGTTGATCTTGATGTGAAACGGCGAATTCTCGTTTACCCCTGTCGTCGAGAGCGTATCAATCGGCTTGATAATCATCGACCACGAAATTTTCGCCGCGCCATTCAGGAGCGTGCCGATCTGTCCTATCCCGATGCTGGAATAGTTGGCCGTGTTCTTGTTGAAATACCGGGCCATCAGGTTTCTTTCAACTCCACCGCGTACAGCAACGCATCGCCTGCCGCCGTGTCGTTGGCAACGTCGCGCTTGATCCGCAGCCGGAAGCCTTCTCCCACCGCAATGGAGTCCATGTTCGCGCCATTGCTCACGGCCACGTTCAGGACTTGCGCGATACCAGCCGTCCCCGGCACAGTCGTCGCCGTGATGGTCTGCGCACTGGCCCATGATTCCGCGGTGATGTTGTCCGTACCTGCGAGGAACCGCTCGAATTCGACGGTCCAGCCCAATGTGCCCGAGGTCGCACTCGCCATCGCGGAATGCACATAGACCGTGATACCGCCCCCTGCATAGTTGCGCGGCAGAACGCTGGTGAAGATGGCGTATTCCGCTGTCGTGGTGTCGAACGCCAGCACCGGCACCGGGCTTGTCGTGTTGGCGGTATCGAACTGCGCAAAATTGGCCGCAGGCGGTTCGTTGTCCATCGCCGTGAACACGCAAAGGGTATCTCCGCTTGCCATTTAAGCCCCCGCCCCGTAGCGTTGTTTGATAACCGCCGCGAGAATCCGGGCCTTTTGTGCTGACGTGAGCGCAGCCCTTGGACCTGCCGGGATGGCGTTGTTGATCGCCGTCGCATTGGCGTTCAGGAACGTGTCCAGTGCATCAACCGTGGCGCGAATGTCCGCACGCACACAGGCCAGCGGCTCGCGTGCGCTGCTGATGTCGCGGTTCATTTGCGCTGCAATGGCGGCGCGGTCAGGGTCGGTCAGGACTGCCATTTACGCCTCCTGCTTGAGTGTTGCGGTCCGGGTCATCGCCCACCCGTAATCACGGCCAGGTCCGCAAACCCGCTGGCGTAGGTCGTGACCCGCAGTCGACAAGCCCGAGGCGGAAACGCATAGTTGCCGTCCGCGCTTGCGGTCTGTGCAGCCAATGTCTCGTGCGGGAAAATGCGTGCGGTGATAAGCGAGCCGACCCCGTTCGCAAGTGCCGTTAGGCCGCTGTTCGCCACCGTGAAGGTGAGCGTGTTGGCGTCTGCCACGCTGGCCACCGCATACGTGCCATCGAACGGCGCACCGCAGCCCGACAGCCCGAGATAGTCATCCACGGACAAACCGTGATTGGTCTTGGTCATCGTCGCGGTGGTGGTGGTCCGTGACAGGCTGAATTGGTTGGTCGGCGTTTGGAGATCGTCAAACGTATGGTCGACGGTGTAGGTCAGGCTGGCGCCCGAACTCAACTTGACGGCGAGCCCAACTTGAATGTTGTAGGCACGCCAGTCGAGCGGAATCCATGCGCCAAACCCCGCAGCGCTCAGGCGTTGGGTTTTCGGTCGCATGGCTCGTTACCTTTCGACAGCCCACATCACATAATCGGCATGCACCGTCCGGGCGTTGGCGGTGGTCGCCTGGCCCGATACCGTCAGCAGCAGCGCCGCCGTCGGCAGGTTCGTCAGCGTGGTGATTTGCGTCACCAGCACGTCATTGACAAAGCAGTCAATGGCGTTTTTGCCGTTGTAGGCCATTCCGAGCGTCACGAACGTATTCAGCGCGCTCGTGCCGTATGCCGCCGTGCCGGTGGCTGTGGTCGTTGCAGACCCCACACCAATGGCGAAGGTGGCGTCTGTCGATGCGCCAGCCACACTGATGAACGCACCATCGGCCAGGGTGAACGGCGTCGCGTTCGCCGCCTGGACGCCAAAGCCCATTGCCTGATCGGCGTTGCTGCGGCTGATGCGGCCTTTCAGCCACCACTTTTTGCCGGAGGCCATGAAGGTCTGCGCGGTCGTGAGTTGGATGCTGTTCACATCCGTTGCGCCGGCCGTATTGACCAGGGCCAACAGGCCGTATTCGCCGGCCGCGTCAGCAGCTACAAGCGATTGCGTTGCGCCTGCCTGGGTCTCGGTAACGGTCCATGCGCCGGTCGCGTAATCCAGGCCGGTGAAGTCCACGAACTGCATGAAATACTTCGTCGGGTCAGGCCCGAGAAAATCCTTGAGGGTGGTATTGCGGGTGGCGTTGTTGAGGCCACCGGGGAAGCGGGTAGGAGCAGCCATTGTGCGTTCTCCGATTGGGTTGAAGAACGCCCGACCTTCGCCGGGCGCACGTTTGCCGCTGTCTCAATCCCCCGGCATTGCGCCGGGGGTTACTGCGTTACGTCATGCCCCTTCCGATCCAAACACCCCGCGCCAGTCACCCCACGCGATGCTGTAACGCTCGGTCGCCTTGGCCATCGCGTTCTCGGTCGAGAACTCGTTGTCCTTGGTGAACTCAAGCCCACGGCGCTGGAACAGGGTCGGACCCTTCGGCGCATTGGTGCGGATGAACCAGGCGTCGGCATCGGTGAAGTAGTGATTCATCTTGATGCCTTCGGGCAGCGCATTGGTCGCCTTGAGCACGTTCAGCGCGTTGTTGGCGGTGTCGTTCTGCAGGACTGATTGCAGGATGCGATTCGCCTCGAACCAGTTCTGACGGGCCACATGCAGGCTGCGCGGCATCAGTTTGATTTTGATGCCGCGGTCGTTGGTCGCGCCGTGGATCTGGATGATCAGATCCTCGATCGAGGCTTCCGACAGGTCCGCAGCGGTCGCCAGTTTGTTGCTCTGGCTGCCGGCGCGGCTCGGGTGGTCCGTTGCGAGCAGGGTCTTGCCATCGCCGCCCGTATAGCCGGACGTGGTTGCCCGGTTGTACATGTTGGCGACCACGTTCTCCTTGGTCTCGACCATCGAGATTTTCAGGGATTGCGCGCGGTCCATCGAGACTTGCTCATAGAGGTTGTCTTCGATTTCCTCGCGCGTCACGATATAGCCGAGGCCATACGTGATGTGGGTCCAGCGGGTGGTGTAACCCTGCGTGGTCTCGTCGAAGCTGACCGATTGCCCCTGCGATTTGACGGGCGCCAGGCCAAAGCCGGTGTTCTGCACCATCTCCTCGTAGTTCTTCTCGGACGACTTGACATCGACCAGATCCTTGTATTCGCCGCCGCGATCCTCGTAGACCATGCCGAAGAAGGCATAGACACCAGGCCAGAGCGTTTTCGGGTGCGAGCCCGTAGTGATGATTGCCATTGCGGGTCTCCCTTAAACGCCCGTCGCGCCAGCGCGATACAGGTGGTTGTTGATCATGACTTCCCACTTCGCGTAAGCGCCATAGCCTTCCATGTCGGCACGTTGCACGAGCCGCATGAGCTTGACGTTGAGCGTGTTGGAAGTCGCCTCGGTGGTGTTGTCGATGACCCAGCCAGAAAGCCCGGTCACGGTCGAGCCGGAAGCGGCCACACCGTTGGCGTTCAAGCCCTGATCGGTGGCAGCCAGCGGCGTGCCGGTGCCGATTTCCTGCATCTCGAAAATGAGATTGGGGTCATCCGCCACCAGCGCGATGCGGGCGGTTGATGCGGGGCCGTAGATGACATCCAGAGCGCCGGGGTTGACTTCGAACCCCACAATGGCACCAACCCACGCGGAACCGGCGACGCCGATTTGCACGTTAGGCAGGCCATCGGCCGGAATGCCGTTGACAGTGGCGGGATACGCGGCCGTGTCGCCGGTCATGACGACAGGATCGCCAATGAACAGGTCTACCGCGTAGTTGGATTTGACGTGATAACGGGTTACCTGCCCGTTCCAGGGTGCGCCGTTCAGGTAGCGGACAGGCCGCAACCCAAACGGAGTGTTGGCATTTGCCATGAGGATCTCCGAATAAGGGTTGCGCTAGACTCAAAGGTCCGCGATCCCCCATTCGGAAATGCCTCAGTCAGCGTCGTCGTCAGCGCGGCCGCCGCCGGTTAACTCGGTGCCCACCGAAATGGCGCGCCCGTCGTCCGGAACATAGCGATTCTCGCTGCCGTCCTCGACTAACCTGCCTTTTCGTATGGCGCGGTCAACCTCGTCCAGCGTTTGACGCTTGCTCGCTTGATCTTCTCGGAACCATTCCTCACGGATCTCCATGAGGTAGGCGCGCATCGGCTTGCCCTCTGCGGTCTTGCCGACGATCCTGCTGACTCGGGAATCGGATCGGCTCCCGCCGTCGTCTTCCCCGACCCGCAAATTCGGGTCTTCCACGTAAGTATAACCACCTTCCTGCGCTTTCTGCAAGCGGCCTTTGCCGTCGTCGTTGATCCAACGGCGTTTGTAGCCTTGGCGCTCTGGCGCGGTCAGTTGTGATCGGGCCACGCCCAAGGGGACGCGCTCCTTGCGTTGCTTGGCCGGCAGTTCGCCGCGTGCCGATGGTGGTGGTTCGCCGGTCAGCAATGGCGGGCGATCGGTGCGGGTTTCGTTTCGTACTCCACGAGGCATGCTATTGCTCCTGCGCCCAAAACGCCTTGGCATACGACGCTTTGTCCGCGAAAAGTTTCTGTTTGATGAAGCGTTCGCCGTCCTTCTTGGCTTCCGCTGGCATGGTGTCCCACGACTTGGTTTTGCCCGCCCCGCCTTCGCCGCCACCCTGCGAGCGTTCGACGCCGGTATCAACGGTGCGGCGCGGGTTGCCGAACTTCTCCGGCATACGAGCTTTCAGGGCGTTCTTCACCTTGTCGAGAAACTCGACGCCTTCCGCCTTTTCGCCCTTCTTGCGCAACCGCAGGGCTTCAACTTCGGCTTCAATCGCCATGTCCGGGTCTTTCACCCATGCGTTCTGCCGCTCCCATGCGTCGTATACCGGGTCGCTGTCCTGCCCCTGCTCGCGCTGCGCCTTGACGCGCTCGTTGTCGGCCAGGGCTTGCGCGGCTGCCGTGGCGCCGGCTTCGTCGCCGTCCTTGGTCGCCTGTCGCAGCGCCGTTTCGGCTTCCCGCTTGGCTTGGGCATAGGCGCGGTCGAAGGTCTTGTCGTTCATGTCCTTCAACTGCTGCGCCGACTTCGCCAGCAGGATGTTTTCCTCCTGCAGCTTGCGGTTGCGCTCACGCAGGACCGGCAGCGCTTCCATACCGTTCTTCACGTAGGTCTTGGCGTCAACCCACCGCGCCGGGTCGCCGCGGTATTCCTCTTTGGTCGACCAGCCCATGCGCTTGGCCTGATCTTCCACGCTACCGAGGTCGACGGCTTCAGCGGTCGCGGTATCGCCACCGCCCGCGTCCTCGCCTTCGGTTTCCGCCATCAGGCGGTATTGCAGGTTGGTTCTCATACGCGGGTCACTCCTTCTGCGGTGATGCGTGCGCCGATGTCCTTGTCGTTGACCATGCGGTATTCCACCCCGTCAGCGCCTTTCAGCGGCTGGCCGGTGTACTTGCCGATCAAGATACGGTCGCCGGCCTCGGGCAAGCGTGCGTCCTTCCAGTCCTCGAAGGCGTTGCCGCCCTTGGCCACCAGCGTGGCGACCACCTGGGCGATGAGTTCGCGCTCAACCACGTCCGGGGGCAGTTGTAATCCTGCCGCTCGGGCGCGGGCAATCGCGGGATCGACTTCGATCTCACTCGGCCGCACGAGGCATTTGTATTCCAGCGGGATGATTCCGGATGCGTTCTCCATTCACTGCTCCTTTCTCGGGTTTGACTACTCGGGGTCTTGCGGTGTTTCCAGCCCATAGAATTGGGCGATGTCTTCCGGTGCAAGCGTGGCGATGTCCTTGAGCATTTGCGCCTTCGATACATACTCAGCGGTCTTCATGGCCGTGGCTTCGACGCTCTCGCTCGTGCTGTCGCCTTCGGCCAGGCTCTCGACCAGTTGCGCGCGATACCGCGACAGATAACGCATGATCTTCTGCGTGGTGCGGTTGCGCTTCCAGTGGTGCAGTTCGGTCGCGGTGATGAGGTCTGATTTCGGGTCTGCGGCCCATTCGGGCGTGGCGGTTTTCATTGCGCCGCCCCTTCCGCGGCTTCCGCCTCGCCGCCTTCCGCCGCCTCGCTCAACCCGCCGACGGCAGCCGCCGCAGCGTTCGCGTTCGCAATGGCCGCGTCGCTCAGATCCTTGATGCCCTTCGCTATGGTCGCGTCCTGTTCGGCCAGCAGCTTGCCGACTTCGGCTTGCAGCTTCTCCATCTGCATGCCCATCATTTGCATTTGCGCTTGCATCTGCACTTCCGCCATCGGGTTCTGTTGCGCCATCAGGGCGTCAATCCGGGGCTCCTCGATGGCTTCCAGATACCGTCGAATCACTTCCTGCCCGTTCACGCGCGGGTCATCCTTCAGCCCGATCAACGCCTGCGCCTTGATGAGCTTTACCGGGCCGGCAACCACGCTCGGGTCGGTCACTGGCACCACATCGAGGTCGCCGGCCTGGTAGTCCTGTTGCAATACCTCCATCGGCACGTCCTGAAACTGGAAGTAAACCTCGGGGTCAAGGAATAACGAGTTCAGGCGGTATATCTTCTTGAATTCCTGCTTCAACGAGCGGTGCAGGCGCTTGTAGATCGCCGTGAACACCTTCAAGCCCTGATCGATCAACGCCAATGTCGTGGTCGCAGGCTGGTTCGCTGGCACGCTTTCGCCCGTCAGCACGTCCTTCACGCTCGCCACTTCGCGCGCCTGCTCGACGATCATGCCGAGCAGCTGGAACAACACCGGAGAGGGTCCGGGGAACGTCAGCGGGATCAGGTTCTCTTTGATCGCCGCACCCTTGGCGTCGACCGGGATGTACTCGCCCGGAGAGAGTTTCACCGGCCCACCCTTGAGCCGTAGCCCTTTGCCGATGAAACCGCCGCCAGTAATCGCCAGCGTGCCGGCGTCGAGCATTTGATTCATCAGGGTATTGGCGGTCTCGTTCAGCGGGTCCAGCAGGTAGCCAAGCCCGATGTCGTAGAAACCGCCGTCCGGGTTCGGGATCAGGGAGAACTTGGTGTAATAGTTTTCGCGCAGAATCTTGACGATCTTGCCCTGGCCATCGACCTTGACGCCCTCGACTTCGAACGCGGCCATGATGCGCACCACCGTCTGCGATTCACGGTGTACGACGCAGATATAGGGCTCGCGGTAGCCGTCTTCATCGAGGTCATACCAGGTGTGGCACTCCAAAAACTCGTGGCAGGGGTCATCGTCCTCACCGAACGATTTCAGCGCCAAATCCACGGTACGCCACACGCCCGAGCGCATGCGTTCCTGAATGTCGTTCTCGTAGAGCTCAACCTCCTCGGTGATGCGTCGCGCGTCAATCAGGCTCTTGGTGCGATGGTTCACCACCAGGCGCTTGGCCGTGACCATTTCCGAGCGGTTCACGCCGGAGGTTGTATCGAAGAACGTCTTGCGGAACGCGCAGCCGACAATCGACACGTTCAACAGCAACTTGTCGGTGTCCTCCTCCCATTCCGGCATTTCTTCGAGCACCTGATAGGACATGTGCTTGCCGATACGGTCGGCCCGGTCCATCTTGACGCCTTCCGGGTCATGGCCCACCGGAACGCCCTTCACGATCTGCTGCCCAGGCACGATGGCCGGATAGGCGCGGGCGTGGAATTGAATCGCCGCCGTCGTGATGATGGGTAGCTTCACGTTCGCCGCGTTCTGCCAGGGCCAGGACTTGTTTTCCGTGACCTGTAGGGCGAGATCCATCGCCGCCCCGCTGCGCGCCTCCCAATCGGCACGACTCCGTTTGTCGAGGTCGTAGCCCTCCACCACCTGTTTGCCGATCTTCGACAGGATGTTGTTCCCCTGTTTGTCAGTCACGTCGACCAGCATGGCGCTGATGTCCGGTTTCGGCACCATCACCGTTTTCTGCATGTTCGGGATTTGCTGATGCGTGAGCGCCAACAATTTGCCGATCGGAGATTGGGCGATGGCTTCGCGCTGCATCATCGCCTGTTCGGTCTGCTGTGCCGCTTCCTGCTCGGCCTGCATCAAGTCTTCGTCCTCGATCAGCGCGCCGGGATGCTCCGCGCCGAGTTCGACGGCGAGTGCGGTATTCGGGTCTGCCATGCTAGTAACCTCCCACTTTCGAGCGGCCACGCCGCTGGTTATCCTGCGAATAGTCGTCGTTGACCGGCTCTGTGATCATGATGTCGCGCCCGGTCATGCACAAATACCGTGCGACATCAAGCAAATGGTCGGGCGACTTGACGATCTTGCCGTTCTCGTCGCGCCGATAGATGCGAAACTCCGCGAAGAAATTCCGCAGGGTGCTAAATATCTTCAGGCGTCCGGTGCTCATGCGCTCGAACACTTCGAGCAACCCGGACTCAAGCGCGTTCTCGGCCAGGTACAGTTCCAACCCGTTGTCCCGGTACTGGTCGATCAACACCGCGCCGTCATCCTGCGTGCGTCCTCGTGCCGCAGGGTCGATGCAACCCGGTATCCAGGCACCACGCGCCCGGATCGCCTTGGCATGCACGGACGGTTCCGCATGGCCGCGATAGTGCTCGCTGTAGTAGTACCAGCAGTCGGACTCCCGGTCGTATGCGCCCCAAATCGCCGCCGTTTTGTTCCAGCCCACGTCCAGGGCATAGGCGCGCGGGAAATGGTGTGGTATCTCGAACGGTTCGACCGTGATTTCCGATTCCTCGATCGGGTAGATCGCGCCTTTGCCTAGCTGCGGGATACCCTTTGTGCGGGCGTCGCGCTGGTAGGCGGGAATGGATTTCAGCAGGTCGGCTTTTTCCGCGTCGCTTATGTGCGGCACGTCGTTCCAGCCCGCCATAACAACGGCCCGGCTCATTCCTCACCCTCATCGTCATCCCCTGCCGGTGCGTACTCAGGCAGAAACCGCAGCGTCAGCGGTGTCAGCCCCTTGATCGGGGTATAGGTCAGCATGATGATCCCGCCGCCCGGCCTGCCCGGTGTCTCGACGGTGCGCAGCAGGCATTCGTCATACACGTCCTCGGGCGGTTCCTCGTCCAGCAGAATCACATCCTGCTCGGTGCCCTGAAACCCCTCCCGCCGCTGGTCGTAGCTCTTGAATTCGAGCATCGACAGCCCGCGCTTGGTCTCGACGTAGACCAGTTCGATACCGTCCGCAATCCCGGCTTTTGGCGTCACGCGCTTGATCCGCGCGCCAGGTATCAGCCCGGTCCCGATCGCGCCCGGTGGGCCAAGTAGCTTGCGTTGCAGGATGTTTCGCGTTGTCTTGCCGGTATCGCCCGCCGCCCAGGACGATACCGGCCGGTCGAAGCGACGCCCCTGCCACCATTCGGGATACTCGCCGAGCAAGTGCCACGTCAGTTCGTAGCCGCCTGCCCCTTCGGTCTTGCCGGCTCGATTGGCCGCGCAGAACAGCCGCTCCCGGTGCTCCGCGCCCAGGCGCATAAACTCCATGTGCCGCGGGTACAGTTCGCGCCGCAGCGGCCCGGTCTCCGGGTACATGTCGTATATCCGGCGTAGGCGTTTGCGGCGCAGCTTTTCGGCCAGCATGGCGGCGAATCGCTGCTTGGGCGTGAGCAGGTCTAGCCGCATCAATGCACACTGCCGCCCCCGAGGGACACGCCCAGGTGTTCGGCGTCGCGGGCAATCTGCTGGTCTAGGGCGGCGTCGCTCATCTCCTCAAGCGGTGCCCTCTTGTTGGCGCGCTCCTCGACCAGCAGTCCGTTGAGTTTCGCCCGTAACTGGATGGCCGCCACGTAGGCGCTGGGGTTCTCCTTGGTCTTGGCCAGGGCAATAGCGTCTTCACACTCCCGCATGGCGTCTTCGAGGTCGTAGCGAACTTTTTCGACAATCGGCGCACGCAATTCGTCCACCCTTGCACGAATCTTGCTATCAGCCGCCAGCCGACACGCCGCCTCGTTAATCGTCTTCGGCTTCATCTGGCCGGCGTTGTATGCGCCTCGGTAGGCGTCCGACTCTTTCATACCTGACGCCAGCAATTGCGCAAACTTCTCCCGCATTGGCGTCAGTCCGCGCGCCGCACATTCCGTGGCGCGGGCACGGGCGGAAACATCCCCTTTCGGGGCGACACGAGCGCCGGATGTGCGCCCAGCCTTTCGCGCCGATGAGGTCACGATTCTTCCAACCTGCACATAAACCGCTCCTTGCCCACCACAATGGCCGTCTCGCCTATCCCGGTGCGTGAGGTCGCGCCGATCCTGAGCAGGTTCTTGGCCCGGTATTTCTCCGTGGTCCGCAATGCTTTCCGGATCTCGGACGGATGAACGAGGATTTCGGCATCGTCCACCCCTTTGCCCTTGAGCCATTCGTCCAGGGGCATGCGGGGCGATTGCTTGTCGCCGTCGACCAGGGTGATGTGGAGGGTCATTAGCGACAAGCCACCAGTTTTCCGCTTATGTCGTACATCACAGAAACACCGGACGTGAATTGCAGATAAGTCACCCCCGCAACACATACCCGCGAGGCGTCGCCTGTGTAATTGGCTTTCATGCGGTCCCA